AACAGGAGCAACAGGAGCAACAGGTCCAACAGGAAGCTCAACATTTTCAACTATTGTTACAGCTAATGGTGGATTAACAGGAACAACTGGATATTTCAGTGGTAGGCTAAACGCTGCTGGTGGATTAACAGGAACAACTGCTTATTTAAGTGGTCAGATAAACGCTGCTGGTGGATTAACAGGAACAACTGCTTATTTAAGTGGTCAGATAAACGCTGCTGGTGGATTAACAGGAACAACTGCAACTTTCACATCAAATGTAACAGCAAGTAATGGACAGGGATTAGCTCGTATTCAAGCTGGTTTAGAAGGAGAGAAAGTAGGTTATATAGAATTTAGGAAACCGAATAATGAAAGAAAAGGTTATGTGGGTTGGGATGACAATGGATATATTCAACTAGCATCAGAAAGTGGTTGTCCTGGATATAAGGCAAATGGAAAAATAGTAGCATCAGAATTTTGTATCGGATCAACTTGTATAACAACAGAAGATGAACTTAAAAAGTTAAAAGGATCAGTGTATGAATCTCCTATATGGGGTTCTGGAACTTTTACAGTTTCAGTTTCATCTTTTTCACCAGTACCATCAAAAGGATATTATCAAATAACTGTAAGAAGAAAAGATAATAATGCTGCATGGCGATATTTAGGAACTATTAGTGTACATCCAGATGGAACAAAGTTTGAGTCTCCTGTATATAAAACTCTCGATTCTAATAATATAACATTAGCAGTATCATCAACTGGTATCCTTAATATAACACTTGTTAATGGTTTTAATGATAATTTTATTATTAAATTACTACCCCTATAATAGATAGATGTATACATTCTACTTCAGTAAAGTTAATTCTTCATATCTTCTGACTGTCCTGTTTTAAGTTTTATAACTTTCATGTAGTTATAAAATCTTCTATAATTTAAAGATTTATTTCTAAAAAAAATAGAAAATGAATACAAATTTAAATTTTGACGATAATGAAATTCGTAGAAATATAATTGAAGAAAATCAAATGAAAGAAAATCAAATGGAAGAAATAAAAACAAAATTAGACGATATTCAAACATGGTTCGATATAGAATCTCGTGTAATTGCAGAAAAACGTAAAATTATAAAAGATTTTGAAAGAGAATTATTCATTCAACGTAAAACAAAATTAATTAAAATTCGCGAATCATACAATTCTAAAATTATTAAAGAAGTTTGTAATAAATATAAAATACCATTATTTTAGTGTAGTCATTCTTTTTTTTCAAAAATGTTTTATTTAAAGACAAAATCACCTTATTATAAGATGGAAACTCTTAATTATGATGTATTTTCTGTTATTTTTGATTTCTTGAATATTGATGAATGTTATAATGTCAGTGTAGTCAATAAAAATGTATTTTATAATATTATTAGGAATAATGGATATCTCAAAACTTTAGTATTCAATAAAAATTATCCAGCAAACAAATTTCAAGATGGTTTTGATGTTATGAAAAGTGTTATAATGCATAGAAGAAGAGTTAAAACAATCGCCATCAATTTCGTTCATGATCCAGTACATTGGATACCATACTGGTCAGAAACTATGATTTTTAATAGATGTAGTTTATATACTATAAATCCTCTAACAAAAGTTAATACTAAATATCTCTATATTAAAAATGATGGAAAAGAAGTAAATATTAATCACGATAAATTTCCTTATTTAGAAAAAATTGTTTTGATAGATTAAATTAATAATTATATTAAATAAATGATAAATTTTGCGAATTATATAAAACGAGTATTAAAAGAGTTAAATCCGATTTTGCAAATAAATGGAGATAGTTTAGAAATTATAAATAAAATATTAAATAACGTATATATCAAAATAATTAATGATAAAAAATTTCCAAATATGATGGACGTAATTGACAATTTATTTTTAAGAAATGAAAATGAAATGAAAAAAGAAATTATACAAGATATTCAAAAAAGTTTACATCAATATGAAAATAATAATAAAGTAAAAATACCTTTTTTATCAATAAAATTTAATGTTGATGAAAAAATATCGTATTTAATAGGTTCAGTTTTGCAATATATAACAGTTGATATATTAGAGATTTCTGGCAATATAACAAGAAAATATGGGAAAACTAGAATAACCGTTGAATATATAACCGAAGCAATTAAAAAAGATAAACAAGTAAAAGCTTTTATTCAAAATAATAGAATAATAAATTTTAAAGAAGATGTTTTGAAGTCTCCACAAATTATTAAAAAAATAAAAAATTCCAGACGTAAACAAGTTAAGAAAAGTTCTAGACGTAAATCAATTAGAAAAAGTTCTAGAAAAACAAATTAAGTGGTATGGTGATTATATATGTTTGAATTATTCTCAAAAATTATTACTTATAATAAGTAATAATTTTACATATGAACAGATAATTCTTTAGCGAATTTAGTAGGATTTTTCTTCATTTTTTTAATATCTTCAGTTCCATCAACTAACTTTACATCACAAAAATTTTCTTCATCAATATGTGTTGCTCCTTCATATTCTAATCTTTTATATTCTTCAAATAATTCATTTACATAATCTTGTTTTTCATTTAATTTTTCTTCTAAATCTTTGTACATAGTTGTTTGATATGATAATGATTCTAATTCTTCTTCCATTTTCTCTAATAATATATTTTCATCTCTCATTCTTTTTTTTATTTCTGTAAATAATCGACATTTTTCTCTCTTTTCATAATCTTCTTTCATTAAACTCGATGCTTTTTTTGAAACTATAGGTTCTATAGCATTAGCTAGTTTCATACATTTTATATCTCTATTTAAATTTCCAGAATCATCTTTATATGAAAATATACTTCTTGAATAATCACTACAAGTAATCATATTTTTACCTTCAGAATTTTTTAAACAAGGAACAACCATTCTAGCAACAGCAATCTGACCGTCATATAAATCAGATGCTTCAATATTTTCAATATTTTCAGCGAATTGATTCTTAATAGCATCTAAATTATAAATAGCTAGATTAATTTTATTATTATTGTTTGTATTATTTGTAGTCATTTTAGGTTGTAGAGCAATTGTTTCGATGACTTTACTTTCTTTAGCATGAAGTTGTTGATAAATTTGCGATTTGGTTTTTTCAACTTCGATTTCAATTCGCAATTTTACATTCTCTTCTTTATAGTCATCGATTGTTTTTGGATCTTTTGTAGAACATTTTTTTAAATGTTTTTGTAGATTTACATTTTGAGAAAATACTTTGTCACAATAATTACATGTATATGATTTATTGATTTCACCACGTTTTTCTAAACAGTATTTAGCTGTTTTTTGATGTATTTTTAAAGATTTTAGATTATTAAAATTGTTTCTACAATAACTACATTCCATTTTTATAATAAGTTTTTATTAAATTTTAATTTCATTTTTTTAAATTATGTTATAAACCTTTTTATTTTTTAAAGATAGTTTTATATGTTTGATTTATATGGTTTTATAAAAAATTACAAGTTTTATATTTTTTCATAAAATTTATAAACCCCTCTACATTTAAAAAGCCAAATCTTAGCATCTCAAATACTACGCAATAATTGTGCGTGTCGAAAAAATTTATAGGGATTGAAATGTTTTCTTCTTAAAAATTTTCAAATGTTTTTTATTTTAATCCTATAGTTTTACAAAAGTTAAACCTTTTTAACAAAAGTTAAACCCATACATATTTGAACCTAATATAAGTATAATAATTTATAATTTAAATATTAAGATTTGACAAAAATTAAACCCTTTCACGTGATGAGATGCGAAATTGTCGCATCTCATTGAGTACGCATCGGGATGTGTATGTTATAATTTTTTACTAGGGTTTAATTTTTTTAGACATTAAATTTCAATTTTTTAAAGAAATAATTTTACGATAAACAGTTATAAAAATTGTTAATTTTAAAAAATTCAAAGTGAATTCTCGATTTTATATTAAATGTAAAATGAAATTTCATAAATAAATTAAAAATTTCATTTCAAAAAAAGAAATCATAATAATTTGATTTTTATTATGATTTTTGGTAAAAATAGAATATGTAAAAAAATTGTTCATAAAATTCATCATCACATACACACATCAGTATTTTTTTTTTATTTTTTTTTGATTTTTTTCTAAATCTGAAACTATGTTTTACAAAACAGTTGTATGATATGATTTCATAATAATTTTTGAAATTTCAATTTTTAAATTGAAATTTCAAAAAAGTTTTTAATTTAATTTAAAAATAAAATATATTAAGATATAATGAATTGTGAATATTGTAACAAAGTTTTTTCAAGTATTTCAGCTCTAAATTTACATAAAAAAACAGCTAAGTATTGTTTGAAAAAACGAAATGATTCATCAGCTATCATGAAACATATATGTTCTTTTTGTGAAAAAGAATTCAATAGACTGAATAGTTTACAATCACATTTAGAAATATGCTCTATAAAAAAAGAAAGAGATTATGAAAATGAAATACATATATTAAAAAAACAGTATGAAGATGAAATACAAAAATTAAAACAAAAGTATGAAAGTGAAATAATTTTTTTGCAAAACTTAGTATCTCAACAAACTATGTTGATTGGTGAAAAAAATGGACTTTTAGAAAAACTAAAAGAAGAAAATATAAAACTTTCAGCATATTCTGAAAAATCTGATGAACATTATAAAGACTCTCAAGAATTATTAAGTAAAAGTAAAATCATTAATAATACAATTAATAATAATACTAATACAAATAATATAAATATTAATTGTGTTTTAGAAGATATAAATCAAATAAAACAAATTATATTTGAACATTTAAATGCCAATTATGTTATTGAAGGACAAGAAGGGATAGCTAATTTTGCACTCGATTATTTATTAAAAAATGTCGATGGTGAACTTTCATATATATGCACAGATCCAAGTAGAAAAACATTTAGATATAAAAATAATGATGGTATTGTTCGTGATATGAGAGCAGTTAAGTTAACTGGAAATCTTTGCGAAGCAGATTTGAAACAAAAAGCACATGATATTGCTCAAAAATATTGGACAGATGATAATGGTGAGATTATAGCAACTAAGTATCAATTAATGTCTAAAAAGATGTTAGAAATTAATAATATAGATAGTGATAATAGTAAATTTAGTTCGAGATTATCGTCTTTAACATCGTGAAATTCTTCATATAATTTTAGAAATTATATGAAAACAATTTACTTAAGCATTCTTGAATATGATTATTTACTGAAAAAAATGATTTTGTTAGTATTTTTTTCAGTAAACATCACCTTTATATACTTTTAAGTGAAACATTTTTGCTTAAAATGAGCGAACTACCGATAGATTCATATAACAGAAGAGAAAGAGAAACACTGAAGAAAGAAGTAGTTTATTACATTCAACAACTTAAGAAGAATCCATATGAGGATAAAATTGTTTTATCCATGGTTGGAGTATTAGTTAAAACTTTACCGAATATTAAAAGTTTAAACAATTTAAGACTTCTAAGATATTCCCAAAAAAGATTAGATGAATATGCAAAGTGGATATTAAATCTTATTGACATTAATTACAAAAAAAAAGGAAAAAAACTTGTTGATAAGTTGGAACGACTAGAATCTGTCAAAGAAAACTATTTAAAAAAGCTTAAATTGCTCGAAAAGATTCTTAAATTAGCTATTCGTCATAGAAAAGATGAAATAGAAGAAAATATTAACATTCCTATGGAAACACCGGATACACCGGATACACCAAGAAGTTCTGTAGAAACACCAGAGAGAATTAGAAACACTCCTCTGGAGTTTCCAGATACATCAATAAGTTCTGTGAAAAGTTTTGATAGAAACATTCCTGTTGTAACACCAGATAGTAGGAGAGAAAGAACTAGAAATGTTAGTCTGTTACTAAGTTTAGCTGAATATGTTTATCGTTATTTTCGTTATGATAGTGAAAAACCGATAACTTTACTAGAATCTAAAGCATTTCAGTTTTGGAAATTAATTGAAGAAAAGGATTATCACATAAATCCTAATGATATGGTTGCTGTAATTACAGCCCTATGTCAAAGTGGAAAATCTTTTTTAGCTATTCCTGTAATGTTGGTTTATCTTTCATTAGGATTTACTCCTATTTATATTTGTTTAGATATAGCACAAGCAAATCAAACAATTTCAAGATTTCAGAAAATGATGAATGATCTTAAAGTTTATCTAATATCAAAAAATTTGGATAGTCTTTATGATTTATCAATGTTTGATGATGTATTGTTTTATGATAGTCATAAACCTATTGATGATAATCTTCGTGAGTCTCTGAATGGAGAAAAAAGACGTATAATTGTGTGTATTAAACATTATAAGCACGTTAAACGTATTAATGAATCAGTATCAGAAAATTCAAACATTGTTATAATGTGCGATGAAGCTCAATCATCAGGAGCTTTTAAGCATAAAATGGATGAAAATGATAATTATCATGATGAAAATGTTCAATATGACAATGAAATCGCTGTATTAAAATTTAATGCTAAAAAATGTATATATGTAAGTGCGACTGTTCAAGATATTATAATGGTATCAGAGAATTTATATTCTGATAACATTGTTTATATTGAACCATCGGAATCTTATACAGGTATATATAAAACGATATTTGAAGTTCTTGAAATAAAAGATAAAAAAGATAACGAGAAAAAAGTATTGGATATACTTCAAGACCTATCAATGAAAGAACCATTTGAAAGAAATGATTTAAAAAATAACAAAAGAGACAAACATCCAATTAATGTTTTAATCAAATGTTTTCATGGTGTGAAAGATCAACAAAAATTTATTATGAAATTTGCTGATAGAGATTTATCTGATGAAATAATAAGCGGTGATTGGTGTGGTATTAATATTACAGGAACAAATGGTATTTTACTTTATCATTCATCTTTAGTAGATACACCAGTAACAATAGGATGTCAAACCTCTATTTTAGAAAATAGAATACATCGTTTTCCATCAGGAAAATCTAATTCTATAGATATTTCTGATGTTTACCAATATTTGGCTGATTTAGGTGTAGATAACATACCTCGTATATTTACTATAGCTTATGATTTGGCTGAAGAGGGTATAAGTTTCATAAGTCATTATGATAAACCAAATAATTATCATTTGACACATGGAATATTTATTCTACCAAAAGAAATTTGTTCATTGAGAACAGTTCAGTGTATATCAAGGATTTTTGGAAATCATGCTGATGATATTAGACCGATCGTTTATACATCAAAAAAAAATATAAATGATATGATAAAATCATTTACAACTCATGAGAAACAAATAAAAAAACTATTATCATTTTCACAGAGTGGTAATAATAATGTATGCAAAGAAGTTTTAAGAGATGTTGAATTTTTTGAAGATCATATACCAAAAAAATATAATACTATTAAAGAGTGTAGAGACGATTTTAATAAAGTATTGAATCCAAACAAAAGAAGAGATGAAGAATTCTTAAATAATAAAAAACTTTTAGGAATTGATGCTTTATGTATGTTGGATACTGAACTTCATGGAGATGAGAAAGAAAGAATGATGAGAAATGGTGATTATGAAAATATGAATTATGATTCAGAAGATGAAGATGAAGATGACGAAGGTGGATATAAAATTAAAAGACCTAGAGTTGGAATAAGATTGGAGACGTATTGGAAAGTTGTTGATTATCTAAAACAAAAAAATGGATGGACAAGACAATCAGAGATAAGACAACATTCAGGAATAAATGATACAAGGCAAATGAATGATTTAAGAGGAAGAAATGAAAATGATTTTGTGCATGGTTCAAAAGGATTACTATGGAGAAAAAATGGACGTGAATATGAATATATTTTTGTAAATTAAAAATAATTGAATAAATAAAATGTTTCCTTATCGACAATATAAGAAAGATGAATTAATCGCAGATTTTGAGCAATTAATAAATAAAACAAATAATCATAAAATATCATCAAATTTGAGTTATTCTCGTGTAGGTATGAAATGTAGTAATTTTTTCTTTCAATATGAAAGATTAAATACACCATCACAAAATAAAATATCATGTGTTGAATTTTGGAATAAAAATAAGAAAAAAATATTATCTTACGCAAAATCAAGTAATCATTCGAATGATTTATTTGCACATATTGTTTTTATGAATCATCCATCATCACAATTTCCTCCATTTGTTGCAACTCAAGTATATAAATATTTTAATGCATCAAAAATATTGGATCCTTATTGCGGATGGGGAGATAGATGTATTGCTGCAATGTCTATGAATATTGATTATATAGGAATAGATAGTAATTATAGACTTAAATCGGCATATGATAAAATGATTAATTATTATGATAGTAAATCTGATGTTGAAATTATTTATGATAAATGTGAAAATATTGATTTAAGAGCTTTTGATTTTGATATGGTTTTAACAAGTCCGCCATTTTGGAATAATGATAAGCAAATAATAGAGAAATATAAAAATTGTGAAAGTGATTATGATGTATTTTTAAATAACTCCTTGTTAAAAATGATTAAAGCGTGTAAAAGAAAAAACAAAAATTTATGGATTTGTATACATATGCCAAAAAACATGTATGAAGATGTGAAAAAAAATATAGGAAAATGTAGAAAAATTTTACATTTCAGTACATTTTTTAATAATAAAAGTAAATCACATGGTAAAAGAAAAATGAATTCTATTTATTGTTTTTGAATAGATATGAAATTCTTCATATAATTTTCGAAAATTATATGAAAACAATTTACTTAAGCATTCTCTGATTACTCTTTGATATAGGATACATTCGTTGTTGCCATGATTCTGAATTGCGTTTTCTCATCAATCTTTCTTGCATTTCTGTTCTAAAATTAATCATACTATCAGTATAATGTTGATTCGCTAGATTATGAATATTAGGAGTACGAGGATTATGTTGTTCTAATGGTCCATATTTATCTCCAAATGGTGTAACATCAATCTTATTTCTACATAAATAATTCGGCATTTTAACAGCATTAACATCATCATAATAAAATCTTGGTTGACCTACTAAATCATCAACATAACTTCTATAACTTGTTCCATATCCATAAAATCTTGGATCATAAGTGTTTGACATATTAACACTTTCAGGAGGTTCAATAACTTCATAATTACTTTCTTGAAATTGTTGAGGATATGTTACACCCATTAAAGAATTAATAGGTTCGTTTCTATCGTTGATATGATATACTCCAGGTGTAATTGTTTCAGTATAAACATTAGGATTGTAAATATCTTTAAACATAGAATTTGTATTGAACGGTCTATTAAATAAAATCTTTTCTTTATCAGCCATTTCTGATGATTGTTTTCCATCATTTGTTTCATATGGAAAGTTTTCAATTATATCATATTTATTATTTCCATAACCTGATTTCTTAAAAGAGACATTTGGTTGATTTGTTTTTCTTGTTTTCTTTTTCTTTGTAACAGTACATCCATAATCGTCTGGATTAGAATAATCAGCTTCATCTGGAACAAATGTTACATCATATCCTGAATCAATATTAAATCTTTTTTTATCTTCATTAATAATTTCAGGAACAATATCATCAACCATTCTCCAATATTGTAAATCAGCTGATCGAGGAGCAATAATCGGAGGAACTTGTGTTTTAGGATTTGGTACACCAGCTAAACTTTGATTCAAGGTTTTTGTTAAGAAATTGGGATTACCGAGTTTATTTTGTTTGATTTTATCATAGTTGTAAATTTTTTCATTGTTTTTTATATCTTCTGTTAAATGAATCAAGGTGCTATTATCGTAATATGAAGGTTTATAATCATTACTTAAACAGTGATAATTGATTCGGGCTGTATGAGGTTTCCAATGAGGTTTTTTTTCATTCAAAGCTTCTGTTTCTCTAACGTTAAATTCAAAATTTTCAACAATATCATTCTTTTTGTAATTTTCATAACAATTATCATCAGATGTATTTTCTATATTAGACAATTTATATTGAATCATATTAATCTTTTGATTATAGAAAAGAATAATAATAATTAACAAAGTTAATAGTAAAAAAATTAAAGTTGTTTTTATATCAATAATATTAAGAAAAAGTAAAAGAAATATAAACAACGTCCATATTTGACCTTGAATGAGAATCATGTCTATCTTTCTTTTTGAATTTTCTAAGTAATTTTTTTTTTTTCGTTTCATTTAATTACTTATATCTTATTATAAGTAATTATTATAAAATTTTACATTAAAGAAAAAAAAAATTAATACATATATAATATAATAAATAACTCCATGTTTGATGAATTTAAAAAAAAAAATCCTAAAACGTTCTGGGTAATTGTAGCAATTGTAATTATTTTATTTATTTCTTTAATAGTTGGTTTAATAATTGGTTT